GGAGTCTTTAATTTTTTCAGAGGTGTTGGGAAAAAGGTTTGACGCAAAATCGCCAACACCCTTAGCGAAATTGCCAATGCCTTTAGCAGCCCCTCCCACCCTGTCTAAGAAATTTGGATCTTTGTAAGTTATAGACCCTTCTTCAGCTCTGTCTGGGTATTGCGATACAGGGTACTGTTTTTCAAAGTCAACCAGACTTTTTTGAGCAACATCTGTTGCAATTTGATTTGTCTGGTCACGGTATACATTAGTCATCCGGTCAAACGAGGCCATACTGTTAGCCAGTTCTCTTGGAGTTACTTGTTGTCCAGCTTTAGGATGGCTGTCTGCATAACGAGCCTCACTAGGGTGCATTAAGCTCCCATCGTCTTTACGCATCTGATTAACCCAAGTGGGGTCAATAGTTACATCGCCAAATTCTTGTCCAAAGAATATTTCCCACTCTGCCTGCATTTCTTCAACTTCTGTTGGGCTTTCATCTTGCTTGCCAGCACCGCCATCTGCCTCCATTAGCGTCTACCTCTTTCTTGTGCGGTGATGTCTACACCAAACGCATCATTAAAATTGCCACTAGTATTCACCCTCACCCGGTGATACCTCGCCTTCTCTCTAAAGTTCATCTCTCCCAGATCGTTTACCGAGTGGGCAAGCGTGTATGAATAGTTTTCGTTCTGGTTCATTCTGGTCCCAACCTGAACAGTCACAGTTGCATTTGCCCCATCAACAAGCGGCCTTACGTTCTGCAATAGAATCGTCTTTCCGTCAGCATTACCAAACTCAGATGTCTCTACCTGTGCCGACAACGCCGTGCCAGAGAATGTAGCCATCTTGTGATCAGTGCCAAAGGCAGTCATGGAAACCCTGCCGCCCCTAAACGCTGCCGAGTCCACATTGATTGAGTCGGTGTCAATGCCGTTAGGTAATACAGCAGTCAAACCATCTAGGTCTACGTCAGCAGTAAGGTACTCAGAAATTACTTCAGTATTAACCTCTGCATAGCTCCATCGATCAGCGGCCCAGTTATAGATTAATAACCTGTCGTTGTAGGCTAGCGTTACATCAGAGCGAAATGACCAGATGACCATCCTATTACGACGATCAACCACACCCCGGACAAACTTTATTGAAAATTCATCGTTCTCAGAGAAGAACCATCGATCAACCTTCTCAGCACCAATAGGTAAAGCCCTTCCCCCGGTAAATCGATAGAAGCCGTCCTGACCTAAGAAATATATATCTTGACCAGACCAACAAACTGACTGAGGCGCGGGGGTGCCTCTCCCCTCTTCTACCTCGCTTAAACGGAAGATGGTTGGAGGCCCAACGTAATCCATCGTCCATATCGAATTCTCTTGAAATATCACACCCCTCTGGCCGGGGACGATCTTCTGTATGTGCCCACCGTCACCCTCTAGGTCTCTTCTATCAGACTGGGTTGCAGCGGAAGGAGTCCATAGCTCCGTGTTGTTATAACCAGACCATATGATTCGGTTGGGTCTAGCCGTGCCGTCATTAATATCTCCCATAACCACAAAGTTACGGACGGTAGCAATGGTAGACGCTTTAGGGGGTGATCCCGGTAAATCGAGATACGTCGATGAAGAACCCAGATCGTAATATTGGGGATCTACATTCCCAGCACACGCAATAAGACGATCACCAAATCGTGTCCACTCCCAGTTCAATACACCCGTATACCCGCCAGACTTTGAGACATCACTCCACGCTTTAGCGGCGCTCAGGGTCTCTATCGTGGTTGCAGTCCCGGCATGGTTGTAGATATTGCCGTCATTATCTTTGACAGTAATTGATCCAACGCAGGCCGAAGTCAGCGCGTCCGAGAATGACTCTAGCGAGTTTAACGAACCATAAGTCTGCACATACGGTAAGACGTTCTTGGCTATTGTAGCGCCCGGATTGTCCAGAGCAGGCTGATCAGGCAACCACTCACCAAAGACTACCTTGCTCAAGGTGTACCGCCGCCGCCAGTTCTCACAAGGCCGCTGCCGCTAACCCTACCCCAACGATCTTCACGGTTAATCTGGTCCACCGCCCTCTCAAATTTGATCGCATACTGGTTTTCTGTGTCGGGCTCCATAGCCCACTCAGAAGCCGCTCTAAGCGCCCCATATAGGTATACGTCATATCCATTGGTTAGAAGCCAATTGGTGTCTGTATCGCCCGATAGAGCGTCAAACGCCTTGTAATACACAAGGGTCAAGGAGCCGCTTGAAGGAGTGGGAGCAATCACAATATTATCGCCCTCGATCGTATAAGCCGAAGGCTCACCCGTCCCCTCATCGAATATTCGCGAAGATCTAAGGCGTACAGGAGACATGAAATCCATCTCCCTCTGGTTTTGCGTGTTGTTTGTCACCGCCCTCATGGATACGAACCCAGTAGGTAGCGCAGTTGACTGCGAACTAACCGAAAAAGACGTATTTGTAGTCTCCATCTGGCCAATTCGCACCTTTCGGCGTATCTCAGCCTCAGCAATGCGTACAAAGGTGTTCTTTAACGATTCAGTCAGGTCAGACCGCGCCATATAGCTCGAAATGTCCGTCTTGAGCGTTGCAAAAGTGGTCATATTTTACCCGCGATTAGTTTTAGGTATGAGTTTTCACGGCTGTTTAGCTTCATGGCTAGGTAGGTCTGCCAAGTAAAGTCTTGACGGCCCTTGGTCTGCCAATCACGCTTCCATTCCCGGTGCATAGTGTCTGGGATTCTTGCGACAAGCCTCCCGTTAGCTCTGGGATTCGGGACAGCATGGTTACGGATCTCGGCGTTATCATCGAGGATAGCTTTAACCTGATTAGCTGGCTTGTAGTCCTCAGCAATAACCTCATCGTCACTAACATGAACGCGAGTCTCGTTCCCGTTCCATAACCGTTTTCTAAAAACCGTATTCATAAATTCCCCAAAAAAAAGGGGGACCGAAGTCCCCCAAGAGATGAACAGCGTATTGGCTACGCAGTCATGGCCGTATCGTCATCTACGTCAGCATATATCCCGTGAGCTGCAGGATTGGTCACTGTTAACGCATAGTCAACAACGAGCATTCTGCGTTGAGCATCACCAACGGTTGCTACCACTTCAGTCTTATAACTGTCGAGGTATGAAACCTTTGCGTACTCAGTATCAAGGGCAAACACATCAACGTAGTCAGATGAAACCTGACGTTGGAACCTGTTAGGAGCCACATCAAGGGTTCCGAAATCGCTGACATATACGTCAACGGCTCCGACCACACCCACTCCACTACGAGTGTTCTTACCGAAGTCTTGGTAAGGCGTAGCGATACGTGAAGTTGATGAGAACATATAGGCAGAGAACTTCTGCTTGACGGTTGGACCCATCATTAGAAGGTCAGGTGAGCCGCCATTTATGTATGTCGAGTTTAAGACTCCTAGGAGCCCAGCCTCGCTGAGGGCCCTTACGGTCCCGTCAGTAGCAGCAGTTGTAGGCGTTCCGTAGTCTGTAGAAGACAGAGCGGGGTCAGCCCCACCAGATCCTCTAGCGGTATTGCCAGCGTCTACTTCTGAGTTTACGCCAACGCCAATCCAAGCTGGTAAGCCAGCAGTAGTCGGAGCAGAACTGGATGAACCAGCAGCAGCGACTTGGTTAGAGAGAAGAACGGCTTCTACGTCCCGCTTTAACTCTTTCCCTGCTTTCGATAATTGGTATGCAAGTTCCTTGGAACGGCCTGCCTTAGAAACGATGTTAGCTCGTCTAGAAACTAACAGATCCTTTCTACTGATCTGGCAGTAGTTCCCGAGTCTTTCGCCAGCAGTAAGAGCATCTCCAGAGAACTCATCTCCGTCAATATGCGCGTTAGCAGAACTTGCAGTAGCAAGCGAGTCAACGATCCATTCGTGCAACGTGTTAGTTGCCTTGTCACGACCTATGTTGGACTGAAAAGGTGTCTCGGTGGGAGATATATCGAAAATAATATTGGACAAATCCTCCCGAGTAGTGTCACCGTCAGCGGCTAGGTCATATCGGTCTAAGGTGTTAGTACCTTGTGCCATGATAAATTACCTCTAAAGTGTAAGTGTTGATTCAATTAAACTTGCTGCATCTTGGACAGAACCTGACTTCTTCAATCGACCTCTAAGCTTTCTTACGTTATCGGCTTTGATAGACCGCCTATTACGGGGTTTCGATGGCTTCAAAGACTTGGGAGCCTTCTTAACCTTCTCTACCGTCTTGGCAGCTTTTGCCTTCTGACCCCTGAATTGCATGGCCTCATAAGCCATCAATACCAGCCGGTGATCTGATACTTGGTCAAGCATCTCAGGAGTAAACTTGTACTCTTCCGTTAGGAATTTCACAATTTCCTTCTGGGTGCCTTCCTTATCAGAGATCCAGCTAGGGATCATCTCAGCGAGCGCCTCCTCCTCTTGGGAGAGGTTCTCTCTTAGCCGTTGCGTATTCTGCTCAGTAACCGAGTGTCTAGTCTGTTCGTACTGTTGAGCAGCGGTATTTTCGAGTTGTTCTAACGCCCGTAACTGATCCTGATAGCCAACATAATTTGCATTCCATGTGGCAGGGTCATCCCGCCTCATTTGTTGCATCTCAGGGGTCTGCATACTGTTCGCAATATTTGACTTCAGGGTATTCAAGACAAACGCATTCTGTGCGTGACTAGCCTCAAAATCCTGCATCCTTTGCGAGACAACAGAATCAAATTCACGTTTAGCGTCAGCTAACTCGTTCGCTTTATTTGAGTAGTGCTTACCTTTCTGGTGATCCCGAATAATAGTATCTAGGGTAACCTCACTCTCCTCTCCATCGACTTTAATTTTTGCCTTAACAGTAGTCAGCAACTCCTCCATTGGAATTTCTAACGCCTCAGCAAAGTCGGAGAGGGATTCTAGTGGTGCCGATTCCTCATCTTCGAGTGCCTCTTCTGGTGCTTCCTCTTCGTCTGGTTCTTCGACTTCTTCCGATTCGCCTTCCTCCGTCGACTCAAGCTCTTCGTCTTCCGTCTCGGTCTCATCTACGGCCTCGATGTCAGCCTCTTCAATCACCGCCTCGTCAGGGGGATTCAATAACGCTTCAATTCGTTCTGCCGCAACGTCAACCGTGCTAGTTAGTGTCGTAGAATCCTGTTCTTGGGTATCCACAATTACTCCTTATTTACGTTTTTTAGAACCGGCCAAATCTCCTGATCTGGCTTCCAATTTGCCGTGGCCCACAAAGTTCCACAGCTTAGATCGCAACCGCCTGTTCGCTTGTAATGCTCTTGTGAGTTCTAAAGCCTGAGCTTCAGTCTCTGCACTGCCTGTTAGGGTGAGTGACGCAAGTGCGTTAATAACGTCCTTCTCGATTGCATCAAAACTTTCTTGTAATAACGGGTCATCCAGTAACCGTTGGGCCGATTGCCCACGGTCTATCGCATCCTTTCTAGCCATTTAATTCCTTATTTCGGTATGTTTGCTAGGTATTCACCAGCACCGCTTAGGATGCCTCTATTTCGAGGACTCAGGTTGCTATACCAGTCCCCTATACTTCCCAAGGTAGCCCTTACTTCGGGCTGAGAAGTGAACTCAGAGACGTATGGGCTGATGTACTGGAGTGATGTCTCCATAGCCCTGTTCAGTGCCTGCGAATACGGGTTATTCGGGTCTCCTCCCTCCTTCCTTTT